TTAATCCTTTGTTAATTTTTCAAAGAGATCTCTAGCTTCAAAACTCATTTTATCTGTTTCATGTGTATATGTATCTAAAGTAGTTTGAATTTTTGCATGTCCTAATCTTTTTTGAACAGCTTTTATATTAGCACCAGCTTCAATTAATAAAGTTGCATGGGTATGTCTCAAGCTATGAAAATTAAAAGGAATTCCTAATTCAAAGTTAATTACTTTTGTGGGATATTTAAAAGTATTTGATGTCATAAGAACTCCAGCTTCGTTTCTACATATAAAATCAATTTTAGGTAATAATATATGTTCAGCAGCTTCTTTTTCAGCTTTAATTAATATCTTAACATTTTCATTAATTATTTTTTTTTCTTTTAAAAAGTAATAATTGTAATATTCATTATATTCTTCTTCATTTTCTTTTTGTTCTTTTTTTTCTTGTAATAATATTTTTTTTAAAATATTCCCAAAATAAATAGTTCTTACAGAACTTTTTGTTTTAGGGGTACCAATGCACCAAACCTTTCCTCTATTATAAAGTTGTTTTGTTATGGAAATAGTATTTTTATCAAAATCAATATCATTCCAAGTAAGAGCAGTAACTTCTCCAATTCTACATCCTGTATAAAAACCTATAGCAATCATTATATGAGTTTTATTTGGATTTTTAAATCTTTCCATTATTTTTTTAAAATCATTTAAGTTAATTAATTTTGTATATCTATTTTTAGTAGTCTCTAATTTAGGAATTTTAATAGAAGAAACCGGATTATATTTTAATAAATTAGCCGTATTACATGCATATTTTAAAGATCCACTAACAATTGTTATTAAATTAACAATCATAGATTTGCTATATCCCTGTCCACTCTTTTTATTTATAAAAGTTTGAACAGCAAGAGTATTTAAATCTTTTAATTTATAATAACCTAGTTCAAGTTTTACCGCTTTAATAAGATTTAAATAAGATATTTGTGTATTATATTTACAATTTAATTCAACATAATTTTTGTACCAATAATCCAAATAATCACCAAATGAGATTTTATTAGGAGAAATATTTTCATTATTGCTATATTCAGAAAGAGCTTTAGCTAAAGCTCTTTCTGCCTCTTTTTTTGTTTTACCTCCTACTCTTTCAATTCTTTTTCTTTTTCCATCTACAACTGCTGCTTCAAAAGAATAATACCATTTATCCCCTCTTTTTCTAGTACTCATAGTTGCCTCCTTAGACTACTTTCACATCAAAAGGATCAGAAAGATCTAATCCTTCGCTTTCATTGATAAATCTTTCTAATTCTTCTTTTCTTATTTTTAAACTTCCTAATTTTAGAACTTTCAATTGCTTGCTTTCAATTAATTTATAAACATAATTCCTGTTAGTTTTTAAAAGTCTAGAAGCTTCTGTTACTGTAAATAATAAATTTGTCATGATTTTACCTCCATTTTAATATATATGTTATTGTTTTTATTAAATAAAAAGGGCTATTACATTATTTCTTATCAAACAAAGGCATTCTTTTTTTTTAATAAGAAAGAGATTCTTTTTCTTCTTGCATGATATCTGAAACTCTAATATATAGGATTACTTTATTTTTCTTCATGAGCCTATACTTCTAATTGTCTTAAATATAATTCTAGCACTCTTTTATTTTGTTCTAATATTTCTTTTGCTTCTATTTTTTTTATTTTAATTGTCATGTTTGTACCTCCATATTATTATGCTATAATTAGAATGATTAGGATCTCAAACTTAATCATTCCTTAGAAGAGTAGTTCCTAGCTACTCTTCTTTTATTACTTTAAATACTTTAAATTTAATTTTCCTTTTTTAGAATCAATAGAATTGACCTTGAACGGAAAGAAAACATCTTTTCGATCAAAACTACTGCTACCTGGTATAAGTTTAAGCTTTACATTCTCAAACTTATTGATTGCTGCTCTGCCTATTTCATTTTCTATAATTTTCAACATTGGTTCAGGATCTATACCGAAGCCTTTCATTTTTAAATTCTTTGAAGTCTTTAGATATTTAATGAAATCTAAGATGAAATCTTTTTGATTAGTAATACTAATAAACATTTATTTCACTCCTTGTTCTACAATATTTTTTATTTTCAAATAGCTTTCAAATAATTTAAATACAGAATCTGTATCTTTAAAAGAAGCTGGACTCCAGTAAGCCTTCTTGTCATCATTATCATAAGTTTGATACAAAGAAATATTTTTGTTGCTTCTAATGGCATTAATACAAGTTCCTATAGTAAAACTTTCTTTATCTCCTGAACAAGAAGAACCTTCAAACTTCTCTATAGTTCTTCTAACAAAATCATCTAATTGTCCAGTTATGATATATTTGTACAGCCACGATTTATTGCTTTGTGGGACTTCTAATACTTCTTCACATATTTCTATCAAATGTGTTATTTTCTTTTGGACATTCCAAATATAACTTTTTTCAGAAATGTTACTATTTTTTTTCATGTTTTTTAATAATTTTATTTCTTCACTATTTTTTCTTAAAAAATTCTTTCTAATGCTGCTTGAGAAAGTTTCCATACATTCTTTCAATTCCTTTTTTATTTCTTCATGTTTTTCCATTATATTTTTACTCCTTCTAACTTGATTGCAAAAACTTTTACAGGTTTATCTCCAAACTCTTTGTGCTTAATTGTTTCTATTTCATATCCCTGATACTTAAATTTGATGATTTTTTCTGTCTCAATATTTTTAGGGTATCCTAATTTTATAATTACATTATCTATCCAATCAACAAACCATATTTTTTTCTTCCAATAATCATTAAACAATCTGTATTCATATTTCTTTTTACCACTTTTTACTTCGTCAAAATATTCTTTTCTAACATTTAAAATTAAATTATATTCTTGCTCTTCAAAATATTTTTTAAAACGATCTTCTGTAATTTCTATCCACCTGCTGTTTTTACCACCCAAATGAATTTTTTGTATTCCATACATCCAATCTCTATGTTTTACCCATTTGGTTTCTTTAGATATCTTTAAATATTTATCGACAATGCAGCCATCATTATCTATTTTATTGATATGAAATTCATTTTTGCATACATATATCACTTTATTTCACATCCTTTTCTAGTTTTTTTCAAATAAAGAAATATTGTTTTCATTTGATAAAGTATTTTCTTTTTCTTTAAGTAAATTTTCAAGTTCCAACATTTCTTTTTTCATTGTTTTTATATCATTTTTTATTTTATTAATTTCTACTGGTTCTGCAATTAATATTTTCTTTTTGATTTTTTCAATATTCTTAAAATCAAAATAATTAAATTCTCTTTTATGTGAAAATTCTTTTTGATTTTTAAGCTCACCAGGTAAAAGAGTTTCTTTTATTTCTTCAGCATTCTTTATTTTATTTTCAATTACTTGAATTCTATCATCATAAGTAACATTTTTATTTGTTAGATATTTAACGGCCAGATCAGATAGAGAAGAAATATAGTCTTTGTTATCTTGGAACTCAATATACAACCGATATCTTTTCATAAAGCAACTGACCAAATCTTTGCTAAGACCACAACTTTCATACCAATTCATAAAGACATTATTTTCTTTTAATTTAATTGAAACTTCATATAAATCTTTACATATTTGAAACATTAAGTCTGAATTTTTCCTAAAGTTTTTTGATAAATTCTTTTCTTTTTCAATTATGAAGTTTTTAGTTTCTGGATCTATTTCGTAACTCTCGAAATCAAAATTTGATTTATAAGTTTCTGTTTCTAGCTTATTTTTTAATTTAGCTAAACTTTTATTCATTGCCATTTATAATCACCTCAATAACCTTTAATAGCTCAGCTCTAATGTATTCAGTAGGTTTAGCTTTACTATCCCAGATGCTTTTATGCTTGGCAATTAAATTAGTTATTATTGAACTTTGTTTAATTGGTTCTGTAAGAAGTATTCCAGCATTATCAGAAATTTCTTTTAATTCTAGAAAAATTTCTTTTTCAATTTTTGATTTTCCACACCTATTGGGAATGATACTTTTTATTTTTTTTATGTCATCCACAACATTAAGTATATTAACTATACCCTCGGTTGTTATCTCATCCAAATAAGTGGGTATGATAATCTGTGAAGCTGTTTTAATGAACACTTTATCGCCGCCAAGTGTAGGAGAACCATCAACAAAAATGTAGTCATATTTTGTTTTTAATTCTTTTATCAAGTTTTTAAACTTTTCTTCAAAATTTCTTTTTAATTTATATTCAGTAAGTGGAATATAATCTAAATTTTTAGAAAGATGAATTAATTCTCCAATTCCTTTTGAAAGCCATGCTTCTAATCCAACTCCATATTCTCCTTCAAATCCAGCATATGAAAGTATATTATTTTGATTATCAGAAGTTAAAATTAAAGTTTTATATCCAAGTTCTGATATCCCTTTAGCTAGCCAGTAAGTAATAAGACTTTTTCCGACTCCACCTTTATTGTTTTTTATCAATATCATTTGGAATTCCTCCTGAAGTGCATATTTCTAAATTGATTTGCATTGTTTTTCAAGTAGACAAACAAAGTTTTAGAATCAAAAAGTTTTTCTTTTTCAATAGTTTGTAGAGTATAACCATTTTCTAGTAATCTTTTAATGATTTGAATTTTATTCTTCTTTTCAATTTTATTAGATCCAAAATTTAGCATGCTACCCCCTTTTCAAAATAACCATCAATTATTTTTTTAGCTCCTTCAAAAATTTCAGTTGTATTTGCTGATGTTTTTAGCAGCTCGTAAATTTGTTGCTTATTCCAGTTAACATCTAAATAGCTTAAGCAATAGTTAGCAATTGATTTAGATGCTTTTGTAACATCAATTTGTTTCTCAATTTTAGAATCTATAATCCATTCCCCTTTTAGTGCTTGATATAAAACTGCATCAAAGCTTTTGAATTTTCCTGAAGTATTTTGTTTCTTGATTTGATTATAGATTTCATTAAAAGTTTTTTCTTTTAGTTCATGAATATTTTTATTAATTAAATTTATTGTTATTTTATCAAGGTTTTTATTATTTAGAAATTCATAACTACTACTTTCTTTTTTGTCTTCTTCAATTTTTGTGCTAGTAGTAGTTTTATTAGTATTTCTTATTAGAGTCTTATTAGAGGTACATCCCATGTCACTACTTCCTGCATGAGATGTATCTACTCCAGTACATGAGATGTCACTACCTACATGAGATGTACCTACATCAAATGTATCTACTTTTTCAATGTTATTTAAGTAATATTTGTTTGCCATTCCTTTTCTTTTTTCAATAGAAATGAATCCTTTTTTTTGCAGATTCTTTGTATATTTTGTTACTGTTCTTTTATCTTTTATTCCTAGCTCGTTGCATAAAGTATCTAGCCCAGGGAAAGCATAATTTTTTCCATAACTATGTCTAGCAAGGCATATATATAACATTTTTTCATAGATATTTATATCAGTTCTATCAATCAAATCATTTTCTATCCAGAACCAATTTCTTTCTCTCATATCTCTCATATTTATTCCTCCAATTTTATTATGCTACTAATTTTTTTTCTAAAAATGCTAAAGTTTTATCTATATTTTTACTTTTAATTTTTATAATTTCATTTTCATTGTAAAATTCAAGACTAAATAATTTGTTTTTTCTATCGTATTTAACCTTTATTTCTAATTTTACTTGTCCAAAATTTACATTCCATTTTCCATTTTTTACCAATATTTTCATAATTCCTCCTCACAATCTTACAAAGTAATTGACCAAGAGCTGAATTTATGATAATATCAAAGTGTTAGGGGGATATATCATAATATTCCTAAGGGTAGTTATCTTGGTCGGTGGCTGCCTTTTATTTTACAATTTTTACAATTTTTTCGATTTTTATAATCTTTGTTATGAATGTTTTTCCACATATAGGGCATTTGTAGTACCTAAATGTCCACCCTTGCTTATGTTTGGTGCAATATACACGAATCTTCATGTGACAATCAGGACATCTAATCATCTTTTCTCATTTTCCTTTCAATACTTTCTAATATTAATTTTGTTTCAACTTTGCTATTATCTATTTTTAATTTTTCTCTAGCTTGAACAGCATAATTGATTAAATAATTTCTTAAATTATCATCAAGACTTTCATAATGAAAATCTTCTTGTTTTTCTTTTCCAATGCTAACTGTAAATTTTTCTTGGAACTCTTTCATTTGTTTCAGTAAATCTAAAACTTCTTGATTTACTATTGGATCCCTTATTTTTTCAGAGATAGTTAATAATTTTTTATAAAAGGATTTAGACATATCATTATTCCAGGACAAGACATCATACAGTTTAATCCTCCTTTTATCATCTAGCCTATCAATAACGGATGCGTTCCTTAAAGCTTCTTCAAATGTCATTATATGCACTTGTAGGTTCATACTTCTTTCAAGTTCCACTGACAATCCTTTTTGTTTATTCATTTTCCCTCCTAATTTTTAATTTGCTTATTGAAATCACTAAGAATTTCTTAGCAACTCCAACAAATAAATTAAAGCCCCTTGCTTATTTGTTAAATGTTCTATTAAATATGATAAAATAATTACTATACCTGTTAATTAACAGGTATAGCTACTCCAAAATTTTTTTTATTTTTTCAATAATTATTTCATGATTTTTTTTTATGCATCTATACATATATTCTCTAGAAACTCCTAATGTTTCAGCTAATTCTTTCATAGTTAAATCTTTAGACAATACCTTTATTTTAATTTCTTTTAAAGTCATAGAACCTCCTTTTTACATTCACTTTAGTGATTAAAAGAATTATATCATCTTCATTCACTAAAGTGAACGCTTTTTTATTTTTTATTCCATTTAGTGAACTAAAATGAGTTATAATAATATATAAGAATAGGAGGTAATTTATGGATGAGTATATTGTTCCTGAAGCAAATAGATTAAAGCTAGCTAATTGTTTAATAGAAAAAAGGAAAGAATTACATTTAGGACTTAATCAAGTTTCTTTAAAATTAAATATAACTAGTTCTCTTTATTCTAGGCTTGAGAATGGAAAATTATTAAAAATAAATCCTTTCCTTATTCAAAAAATAGCAAAAGGACTGAAGCTAGATTATAAAGAATTATATAAGATTATAGGTTACCTTAAAGATGAGGATTTTAAAATTTATGAAGAATACAACCATTTATCTAAAAATAATATTTGTGGCAATAAAGGAAATATTAATTTAGGAGAAATAATTAATTCTAAATTAGATTCTAAAGAATCAGATTTAACAGATGATTTAACAGATAGTGAAAAAGAACAAGTAAGAACTTTTATTAATTTTTTAAAGTCTCAAAAAAAATAAAACAAAAGGTGTTGTAATGAATAAAAATTATATGTCAAATAATGAAAATAATAATAATAGTGGTAGCATTAATTATGGGTTTTATTTCTCTAATTGTACATTGGAAAACTGTAATTTTAATGATAGTCATTCTAAAAAAAGAGTTCCAGAGTTAAATAGAATATGGAGCTTTTTATTTATTGCTGCTTTTATATTTTTTGCTTGTAATTGTTTGAAATTAATAAGTTAAGAAAGACTCTCTTTAGATTTTAAAGAGAGCTTTTTTTATAAAAATTTAAGGGGGAGAAATTATGAAAGATTTAGAAAAAATTATAGATTTAGAGAAACAAGAGCCTACGAGAATAAAGAAAATGCCTTTTTTCTTTTTGGCTTTCTTTTTAGGAACATTTGGAGCACATAAATTCTATCAAAAAAAATATTTTTTAGGAATACTTTATATAGTCTTTTCTTGGACTTACCTTTCAGGAATAGCTGGAATAATAGAAGCTATTCTTTGCCTTTTTAAAAAAGTTGATAGTGATGGATACATCATACCAAAAACTTCAATTCTACCTAAAACCAAGATTTTCTTTTTTGATGTAGCAGGTACTTTTTATGAAAATGAAGATGGTAAAGAAAGACAAGATTTAATTAAAAGATTTGTTAAAGAAGAAAAAAAATATTTATCTTTTGAAAAATATGACGGACTTACTGCTTCTCAAATAAAAGATTATCCTATTGGGATGGAAGTTTATGAAGTCCCTGAAACTAAAGAATGGGAAAACGAAATTGAATTTGAATTTGAGCCAGACAATGAATACGACGAAAATGCAATTAAAGTTAATTTAAGTTATCACGGGTGTATTGGGTATGTTCCTAGAGAAGATAACATTTTAGTTGGAGAACTTATTAAAAATGGGCAAATAAAAGCTATAACTCATAGTATAACTGGCGGTAATTATAAATATTTTGATGGGGAATCAATAGAAAAAGATGAAGAAGAATATGAAATATCTGTAAATATTTCATATAAAGTAGATTTTTCTGAAAATCTAAATAATAACAATTGAGAAAATTAATTGTTTTATTTTTCACAATTTTTACAGTTTATACTATAGCAAATCAAATAGTTTTTATTACTCCAAAAGGAAAAAAATATCATTCCACTAAGAGTTGTCCTAGTTTATCGAGAAGTAAAACAATATTAGAAATAGATATATCTGAAATAGGTGCTAGGCAGCCTTGTAAAAGATGCTACTAAATAAAAAAACATTGAAAAATAGAAGGAGTTAAAAATGAGTGAAATAGGAAGAGTCGTTGAAATAATGGATCAATATACAATTATGATTTGTTTTAAAAATAAAATTAAATTTAAGAAAGGTACAAAAATAAAAATATTTGAAACAGGAGAAAAAATTTCAGATTTTGAAGGAAATGATGTTGAAATTATGGAAATATATAAAGACATTGTTGAAGTTGTAGAACATTTAGATAAAGTTATTATTTGTCAATCAATCGAAAGAATAGAAACAAATCCTTTTATTATTCCTACGATTCTTACGAGAAAATATACTAAAAAATTAAGATCTTTAAATGTAAATTCAGAAGATTTTACAAATAGAATTTTTAAAACAGAAGCTCCAATAAAAAAAGGAGATTATGCTAAAATTTTAGAATAGGGATTATTTTGCTGTTGTATTATTTTATTAAATATGGTAAACTATGTGTACAAATTAGATGACTTGGTCCTAACGGCATTATATGTCGCTGACTGACTATCCTACCATAGTTTACTGTGGTAGGATTTTAATTTATAAGGAGTTTATTTTGGAAAAAAAATATGACAAACCATTTAAAACATACCTTGAGCAGCTAAATATTTTAAAAGAAAAATATGGTTTAAACTTAAATTTTTCTGTTCAAGAATTAGAAATAATAAAATCAATTTCTTATTATGATATAGTAAACGGATATAAAGAATGTTTTATGGATAAAAATGATACATATCTTAAAGGGACTACTCTCAATTTTATGTTCAAATTTTTACAATTTGATAAAAATTTTCAAAATATATTATTTAAATATAGTGTCTTTGCAGAAAATAATTTTAAGACTAATTTGGCTTATTCCATAAGTAATAATTTTGGAGTAGAAGCTGATTCTTTTTTAAAAGAAGATAACTTTCAAAAATTTGATGCAGATCCTGAAAGAAAGTACAAATTGGAGAAGCTTTTAAGGAACATAAAAAGAACATCTTTAAAAACCAAAGATCCACCAACGAATTTTTATAGAGAAAACCATAATCATATTCCGCCTTGGGTTCTTTTTAAAAATATAAAATTTAATTCTTCTATAGATTTATATAGTGCTTTAAAAGGAACAGATAAAAAAGAAATTTATGAAGAATATTTACAAAATTATAATATTTCAAAAAATGATAAAACTGATTTTTTAAAAAATATGTTAACTATCGTGAGAAAGTTTAGAAATAAAATAGCCCATAATGGTAAATTTATAACATATAATATCGAAAATAAATATCAATTACTTCCTAGATGCTTAGAAAAAATATTTGTTAATGCCCCATTAGTCTTTTCTAAAGATGACATTAAAACTTCTTTGGGGAGAAGAGATATTTATGGAATGATATTAGCATTAACTATTTTAATAAAAAATAAAGCTTTAGTGCTTTCCATGTTACAAGAAATAAATTTTTTATTCTCTACGGAATCAAAAATAATTAACAAATATATAAATATAACTAAGCTACCAGATAATTTTATTTTTAGAATTAATAAATTGGCTTTTTATGTTTCAGAAGAACAAGAAAAAAGTAAAAATAAGCTTATTGCTAATGTTAAACAAAAAGATGAATTATAATTTTAGAGCCTTTAATTAGGCTCTTTTTTTGTTGATTTTCATTAAAAAACACAACAATCTGAAAAAGTGTACTATTTATAGTACAGAAATTTGCATGTTCTTGAAAAATCTGCTATATTTTAAGTTGAAAGTAAAATAAAATATAATCGGGGTGGAAAATGGGCTTGCAAGACAAAATGTCAGATAAAGAAAAAAGAATAAATGCGCTAGGAAAACTAATACAATCAGGGTCATATAATGACTCGTACTTAAATATTAAAATAGATAAAAATGGATTTATAATTTCTGTTTTTGAGCAAAAGCAAATTAAAAAAGTATTGCTTGAAAATGTAGAATCTTAAAAAAATTTGCTAAAAAAATAAAAATGTTGTATCATCATTATGAAGTAGTTAATATCACAAGCCGAACTGGATGGGTATTAGCAAGAAAAACTTCAAGACAATTAAATGACAGCACAAACAATTTTCGACCCTGGAGGTGGATTGTTAAGAGAAACAGAATTATATCTGTTCTTCTTAACAATCCACCTTTTTTTATTAAAAATAATTAAAAAAAGGAGAGTGAATAAATGGGGAAACTAAGAAAAAGTTTTAGTAGAGAAGCATCAAGAAGAACTGTAAATTGGTTACAAGATATTTTTCATTTGGATATTGTTTCTAGTAGAAACCATTCAACAGAAGAATGTGAAAATGATATTAAGCTTATAGTTAAACATCTAGCTGGGTATGAAAGCTCCAAATCGGAAGAATTTGAAAATTTTAAGCAGCAAAATCAAAGCTTAAATAGAAAAATTGGAACTTTAGAAAACAAATTAAAACTATCTGAAGAAAATTCAGATAAATATTCTACAGAACTTGAAAAAAATATGTTGGAAAACAAAAATTATAAAAATACTATTGGAAAAATTAAAGAACTATACCAGGAAGAACATGAAGAATTATTAAAATTGATTGCCAAAAAATGGTGGCAAGTATGGAAGTAAATAAAATGTAAAAAGGAGCTAAGCATGGAATGGCTGAAAAATTTAACACGGGAGTAATTGGAATAGATAGAGTTGTTATTAATAACTTTACTATAAATAATTTTGAAAGCTTAAAGAAAAAAGAAATACTTAATGATTTTGAATATAGTGAGAAATTAGAAAAAAAGAATAACTTATTTAATTTAAGCTATTCAGTTAATTTAAAGAATACTGGTGAGATGTATCGTATTTCTTCTCTAGAATTTAATCCTTCTAAGATCCTATATGGAAATAACATTAAAAATGCTTCACCTGCTGAACTTATAGAAAGTCTTGGAATAATAGAAAAGCATTTAAAAGAGAATCAGATTAATGTTAATTTTTCAGAAGCTAAGATAAAAGAAGTTGAACTTAACATAACCTTAGAGAACCAATTTGAAAGCATAGAAGAGATAACAATGTTAATTGGTAGAGCAAACTTTAAGAAGTCTTTAGGCATGTATTCATTTAGCGAGGAGCATATTCCAAAGCAAATCAAGAAAGAAAGATCCTTATATATTAATTCAAAAAGAAATCCTTGGAGAAATAATCAAGGAAAAGTAATTAAGATTTATGATAAAACTTTTGAAATGGAAAGAAAGGGAATATATATTCCTACTAAACTAATCAGGATAGAAATTTTATTAGGAAATGATTATTTTAGAGATTATATGAAAACTATTAATTCAGATAATTATTTAAAAAGTTTTGTTTGTCAGGATATTCAAAAGATTTTTAAAAAATGTTTGGTTAAAGAATTAAAAGAAAAACCACAAAAATATTTATTAGAAATAAAAAAAAACTTAGAAAATGATTTTAATTCATTTAAAAAGAATGAAAAATTAAAAAGAGAAAAGCGAAAAGAGTATAAAAAAAAAGAATTAATAATTCCTGATTTTTTAAAAGAAGAAAGAGGAGTATTTGAATATCTAGAAAAGAATTCTTGGATCTTTGATTATAACTTTCTTATAGAAATTATAGAAAAAAATATAGATTCTAATCATAGATACATGTATAAAAAACAAGTTTTAGATAAGTATTTACATAAGAATAATTCACAGAAATATGAACAACTCCTTAAAAATTTAGGGATATTTTTTTAAACAACTAAAACAAATTAGCTGTTCTATAGTTTCTTGACATTATCTCTTTATTTTGAATGTTTAAGAGCTAAAAATAGCATCCAAACTTTGCATGCTTTTCTGTAATAGTAATTAAGTAGTTCCATAAACTTAAAAATATTATCTTTTATATATCTTTTTTAGGAGGTGATTATGGCTTTTACAAAACAAAAAGAATTTGAGATTAGAGCAAGATATGAATTTGGTGAAAATTTAAATGATTTAGCTATTATTTATAAAATTCCATTAGTCACTATTAAGAAAAGAAAAAAGAAAGCAGAATTAAAAGGTGATCCTTGGATAAAAAATAGTAGGTCAAAAGATGGATATAAAAGATATATCAATGAATCAGATAAAAAGAAAGCAGAAATAGAAAAAAGAATCAATGAAAAAGTAAACCATCAATTGTTAGAGCTGGAAGATGATATAGCTATAAAATATAGCATAACAAAATCAATATTGAGTGATGGAATAGAAAGGTCAGCATTGACAAGATTTTCAAGAATAAAAAAGATAGCAGACCTTAGAAAATCTATTGAAAATATACCAGCAACAACAAATGAAAAATTAGTGATAGAAAAATTAAAATTAGAAAATGAAACTAAAAAACTTGAATATGAAGAAAAGAAAAGAGACCTAGATATGAAGAAAGAAATGCTGAATAATGATATTGGTTAAATGTCAATACTGCGGAAACAGATATGAGTATGGATCTAAATGTAATTGTAAAGAGAAAAAAGAATCTAAGCATAAAGTGAAAAAGAAAAACGATAGAAATTATGACAGAAATAAAAGAGATAAAGAAAGAGATAAGTTTTATCACAGTAACTCTTGGAAAGCCTTAAGAAAAGCTGCAGTTAATAAATTCTATGGATTAGATATCTATGAGTTGTACAAGACGGGAAACATTATACCAGGCAACATAGGACACCATATCATAGAGGTTAAAGATGATAGCAATAGAATGTATGATATAGAAAACTTAGTTCTTCTATCACCTTCTAATCATATTCAAGTTCATAGTATATACAATAGTTCTTTAAAAGAAAAAAGAAAGCTGCAAGAGCATCTATTCACTATAATAAAAGAATTCAAAGCAAACTTCTTATAGGGGGGGCATGCAAAGGTTTTTAAAGAAATTCCAACACCGTTTAGCATTACAATCAGTGAAAAAAATCCCCGAAAATGAAAAGTTTATTGCAAAAAAAGAAAAAATAGAGGTGACAGAAATGGGAAGGCCAGCAAAGAATATAAATTTATCTAATTCTCATATGTCTAAAGCAGATAAAGAAAAAAGAAAAAAATCAGAAGAAAAATTAAAAGGAAAATCAGACAATATAAAACCTGCTGCACATTTAAATCAGAATCAACAAAAATTATTTTATGAACTTGTAAAAGAATTAGAAGGTAGTGAGATCCTATCAAATTTAGATGTATATGTATTGTCTGCATGTGCAATATCTTTAGACAGAATAGCATTTTCAGAAAACATATTAAATAAAAGTCCTCTTAATAAAGATGCTATGAAAATACAAGATCAATATATGAAACAATTTTTAAGATTATGTAGTGAGTTAGGATTAAGTCCCCAATCAAGAAGTAGAATATCATCAATAGTATCATCATTAAAAAATAAAAATAAAGATCCTGTACTTAAGATTTTAAAAAGATGATTTTATTAGATAGAGCTTTACGGTATTGTGATGATGTTATTTCTGGAAAAGAAGTTACCACTTGGGAAGTAGAAACACAATGTAAAATTTTCAAAGAGGACTTTTTAGTTAATCAGTATAAAAAAGAATTTAAATATTATGCAAATTTAAACGAACTAGAAAAAATAAATGATTTATTAAAACTTTTTAATTTTGCAACTGGATTTGTAGCAGGACAACCAGTTTTAAAAAATTTAAAAAACTTTCAATGTTTACTTCTTGCGGGTATATTTTTGTTTAGATATAAAGACAAACCATATAAATTTAAAAATAATGATATCACTTTATTTATTGCCAGGAAAAATGCAAAAACTAATTTAGTAGCAATTATATTTATTTTGCTAATGCTAACAGAACAAGAGTATTCAGAGTTTTATTCAATTTGTTTAACTAAAGAATTAGCAGCCGAATTAAGAAAAGCAATGGTTCAAGTTTTAAATGCTAGTCCTGTTATAGCAGAACATTTTACAATTTCAAAAACCAAAACAGGAATCATAGAATGCAAGCTTACAGGAAATTTCTTTTTGCCACGAACAGCAGAAAGCGGAAAAAATAACTCGATTAGACCAAGCGCGTTTGTAAGTGATGAACATGGAAATTTTGAAGATCCTGATAACTTTAATGCTATGAAATCAGGACAATTAAATGTACTAAATCCTTTAATATTTAGAACTACTACAGCTTATAATATTTTTTCATCAATTATGGAAACGGATATTGAGTATATTAGGAGTGTTTTTAAAGGTGGGATTGATGATGAAAACCAATTTGCATTGCTTTATTATGCCTATAAAGAACATTTATGGAATGATACGGGGATGTATCAAGCTAATCCATTGCGGATTGAAGAAAACTACGAACAAATTAGAAGGAACAGAAAAAAAGCTAAATTAAAGCCTACGGAAAAGAATGAATATATAACTAAAAATATGAACAACTTTTTACAAAATGAATCTGAAGAAAAGTTTTTAGATATTTCATATTGGAAAAAAGGAGAACTAGAAAAAATAGATTTTAAAGGAAAAAATGTTGTAGTTTCAACAGACTGTTCTTTAACAACAGATTTAACAGCTTTAAATATGATGTTTGAAGAGCATGGAAATTATTATATAAAGGCTCATGCTTTTTTACCAGAAAAAAGTTTGGAATCAAGAAGAGAAAAAATAGATTATAGAGAAATGGAAAAATTAGGTTATTGCACAATAGTTTCTGGAAATTATATAGATTACAACTTACTAGAATCAAAAATAAGAGAAATAGAAACAGTATATGAATGTAATATCATTTGTATTTGTAGTGATCCTTATAACTTTATTCAAAACTTACAGAATTTATCAGAAGATTATAGAGTTGAAGTTGTAAAACAGACTTATACAGAGCTATCAGCACCTACAAAATCATTTAGAAATGATGTTTATGGTGGAAAGATATTTTATGAAAAGAACAAACTTTTAGATTGGTGTATGGCTAATGCAAAAGCTAAGGCTAAACATATGACAGGAGATATTATGCTAGAAAAAGTAAATAAAAATAAAACTAGAATAGATTTAGCTGTAGCGGCAATATTTGGATATAGTAGATTATATATTCAGAAACAAGAATATGATGCAATTAAAGCTTTAGAAGAAACTAGTTGGTAAGCAAGGAGAGTAAATGAAAAGAATAAAAAATTATTTTAAAGGTTTCTTAAGAAAAAGAGATTCTACAGTTGATTTTAACGATTGGAAAGATATTTTTTCTTTTGAACATGGCTATGATACTTTTTCAACTGATATTAAAGAATCTACATATTTTTCATGTATTAAAATAATTTCTGAATCAATAGCAAAATGTAATTTACAACTAAAAAAGAAAACTGATAAGGGAGAATTTGTAGAAAAAGATCATTATTTATTTGATTTATTAAGATTAAGGCCTAATCCATGTATGTCTGCAATTGATTGTTATAAAGCTTTTATATCACTATCTAGGCATTATGGAATAGCTGGTTTATATATTAATAGAAAATCTGATGGAAAAATAGAAGGGCTATATCCAGTAAAGATTGAAAGTGTAGTAATAGATGATAAAAGAATGTTTGATTATTCAGTAATAAATAAGGTTCTATATACAGTTTCTGTTCCAGGAACAACATCTTACATGGATTGTTTAGATAATGAATTGATAATCCTTAAAGATTTTACTTTTAACGGAATAGAGGCAAAAGCAAACAAAACAGTTACAAAAGAAAGCTTAGATAGTTCAATCAAATCTCAAAACTATTTAAATAAATTATTTAGTAATGGATTAACTAATAAAATAGTAGTTCAATTAACATCACAAATTAAAGAAGAATCTGAATTAAAAAAAATTCAAGATAAATTTAATAGAATGTTCTCAGCAACTGAAAGAGTATTTACAATGCCTGCTGGTTATGAAGTGAAACCTCTAAATTTAAGTTTAGCAGATGCACAATTTGTAGAATTAAGAAAACTAACAAAAGAAGAAATTGCTATGAGTTTTCATGTTCCTCTTTCAAAATTAGGTTGGGTAAAAGAAAATGCAAAAAGTGAAGAACAGGATAATTTACAGTTTTTAGGTGATTGTTTACAAGTTATATTCCAAGGAATAGAACAGGAAATGGATTGGAAATTATTAACACAAAAAGAGAGAAGAAAAGGATATAAAATAAGATTTAATATAAATACAATGCTTAGAACAGATGCAAAAACTCAAGCTGAAATTATTAACAGTTTTGTTAAAAATGGAGTTTATGATTTAGATACAGCAAGAAGAATTTTAGGATTAAAGTTAATTGGTGGAGATCCTATTGTAACACTACCTTCAGGACAAATATTGTTAAAAGATTTATTAGAAGGAAAAGTAAGCTATCAAAATAAAGGAGACAAATAAATGGAAATAACTTTAGATACAGTTAAGCATCATATGAGAATAGATAATGATGATGATGATGGCTATATAGAAACACTTATTGAAACATCAGAAATTTATATAACTTCTATGGTTGGAGATAAATATAAAAAAGATAAAAAAGCAATTAAATTGGCCAGTATTTTACAGTTAAAGATTATTAATGATTTATATTCAAGCAGAGGAACAGAAATACAGGTTGGAACAAAAAAAGATGTGATTGTAACAAGTATACTTGATAAATTATCAAATTTTTAAAATAAGGAGGTGAATAAATGTCATTAGAGAAAAGAAAAGTTAGCAATTATGAAATTAGAGAAGTTAAAAAAGATGATAAAGATACAGTGGAAGTAGAAGGATATATAGCTAAATTTAATTCTAAAACTGAATTATTCGAAGGGTATTTCGAATCAATAGATAGAGCTGCATTTGATGATACTTTAGCAGATGGACATAATATTTTTCTATTATACCACCATGATTGGGCGAAACCATTAGCATCAACAAAAACAAGCCAATTAGAATTATGCACTGATAATATAGGATTGAGGTTTAAAGCAACAATTAATATTAATGTAAGCTATGGTAGAGATGTTGTTGAACTTGTCAGAAACGGGCTAATACAAGGATGCAGTTTTGGATTTAGTTGTTTAGAAGAAGATCTAAACTATGACTATGAAAATGATATTTTTACGAGAGTAGTTAAAAAAGTAGAATTATATGAAGGATCCATTTTATGCAATCCTGCATATGAAGATACAGAAGTTTTTACAAGGGAAAAGGGTTTGATATCAGAAGAAAGAAAGAAATCGTTAGAACTAAAAGAATTAAAACTAGATTATGAACTATATAAATTAATATAAAAGGAGTATATAAATGGGATTAGCAGAATTAAGAGCAGAATTAGCAAGAAAAACCGAGGAAATGAGAAAAAAAATAGAAGCAAGGGATGTTGAAGGTGCTAAAGGAATAAAAGTTGAAATCGAACAAGTAAAAAGCTTAATTTCTTTGTTGGAAGAACAAGAATTAAGAGAAAAGGAATTTCTAATAAATAAAAAAGTGGTTGCTCCAGAAACAGGTAAAAAAGAAATATCAGAAATGAGATCTATTACAAAATTAATGCTTAATAATCCTGAAAAATATCCAATTTCTGAAGAAGAAAGAGCAGTTGTGAAAACAGATGGGAATGCTGCTGTATTACCAAAACAATTTATCAAAGAATTAATAGAAATAAGAAAAGGATTTGGTTCTTTAAGAGGATATTGCGACATTATCCCAGTTACAAAGGATGAGGGGACAATGCCTGTAATTGATTTAGATCAAAATGAACTAAAAGAAATAGCAGAAGGAGATAACATAATAGAAGGAAGCTTAATTACTACAGATATACCTTTCAAATGTGCTAAACATGGTTTAATTCAAACTCTTTCATCTGAATTAGTTGAAGATGCTGAAATACAAATAGAAAATATGTGTAAAAAGAATTTTTCAGAATTATCGGCTAGATTAGACAATGAAAAGATACTAAAAATAATAAAAAATAATGCTGTGGCTGTTGTAGGAGCGGGATATGAAGATTTAAATAATGTAATGGATAAAGCTTTACCTGCATATAAAAACTCTTTAGTAACACTAACTAACTTAACAGGGTATGCATATTTAAAAAACTTAAAAGATAAACAAGATAGACCACTTAATTTAGTTACAGAAAAAGATGGAAAATACTACTATAATTCTAAAGAATTATTAACTGTAGATGACGCTTTACTTGCTCCAACATCTGGTAAAAATAAGATATTCTATTCTTTATCATTTAAAGAAGCCGTTAAAGTTGCTGAAAGATCTAAAATAACAGTAGCTAAGTCAGGAGAAGCTGGATTTACAACAGATACTATAAAATTAAGAGTCCTAGAAAGAGTTGGTTTTGTTAAAGGCATTACAAGAAGTATTAAAAAACTTGAATTCTAAAATAAGGCAGGTTTAACCTGCTTTATTCTTTAGATAATTGAGTTCGGAAGTCACGAAATGAAAAAGAGGTATTTTATGTATAAGAGAAATGAACAGGATCTTTCAAGCAGATTAAATAATAGAATAGAGGTTCGGAGAAAAGAAAAAATAAATACAAGCTTAGGGGTTTCATATCAAGAAGTATTCTATAAAAAAATATGGGCCAATATAATTCCTTTGACAAGCCTTATAAAAAATGGACAAGGGGAAACAGAATATTCTCAAAATAGGTTAAAAATAATAATTAGAAAAACAAAAGATATTCAAACTACAGATTTACTTATTATAGAAAGCCAGAAATATGAAATAGAAAGTATTATTCCTAATTTTAATTTAAAAGATAGATTGGAAATAAGAGCTAGTTTAAAGGTTGAGTGATATTATGATTGATGATTTTGAAAAAGTAAGACAAGAATTATTAAGTATAGCTAAAGAAATTGGTGGTGGAAAGAAAACTAAAAGTTTTTTAAAGAAAGCTGGTAAAGGATTAAAAGATGAAACAATTAAAATGGCTAACACCAGGGTAAAAAAATATACAGGGAATTATATAAAATCCATTAAAGCAGGTAAAGTATTTGAAACAACAGAGGGAGATTTAGCAGTTAGAACTTATAGTTATTCTCCACATGCCCATTTAATTGAATATGGACATAACATTGTGAATAAAGCAGGAGAAAAAGTAGACCATAAAGATGGATATAAAGTATTTTCAAAAGCATCAAAAAATTATGAAAAGAAATTCACCGAAGAAATAGATAAATTTTTAGATGAATTAATAGAAGAATAGAGAGGATCTAAAATGATTACTATAAAAAACATTCTGGAAAATATTCATGAAAAATTAACTATTGCTTTTCCAGGAATAGAAATACAATCTCAAGATATGAAAGAAGGATTTATAAGACCTAGTTTTAAATTTTATTCAAGTGATGTTAATGTGAAAAACGGAATGAAAAAATTTAGAGAAACAGAAGCAACTATAAACATAGTTTATTTTCCTAAACATCAAGAAATTAATCAAGAAGAATTGTTAGATACTTTAGAAAAATTAAATGAAATTTTTCAGGATAACAATATGTTAATTATTAAAGAAAAAATTTATATAGAAATAGAAGAAATTGATTCTTCAATAGTAGATAAAACTTTATATTTTGATTTTGATATTAATTTTGAAGAAGAAATACCAGTTGAAGAAAAAGAAAAAACACAAGAACTTGTGTTTAGAAGGGGGTAAATAATGGCAACACAAAATGGATTACCTGAATTAGAAATCATCTTCAAGGCATTAGGAGCTAGTGCAGTAAAAAGAGGTGATAGAGGAACAGCAGTATTAATAGTAGTTGATGATACTAGCAATGGGGCAGGTGTAGTAATGGATAAGATAATATCTATTGCAGATTTAACTACAAAAATGCAAGATCACTATACAGAAAGTAGCATCAGATATATAAAAGATGCTCTTTTAGGAACACCTAGAGAATTACTAGTTTTTAAAATGGCAACAGAGGGAGTATTAGCAGATACATTAAAATTAGTATCGGGAAGAATTCCAAGAAATTGTTGGGTGGCTATTGCTTCACAAAATAAAGATCATCAAAATGATTTGGTTTCTTGGGGAGCTTCTCAAGAAAAAAATAATTTCAAAAAATATAAAATACTTTCTTATAAAGCGATAGTTACGGACAATCAACATATTATTAATTTAACTAATGAAAAAGTTGTTTTTTCAGATAGCAGAGGGGAACAGAACGGCATAGAAGCGGTTTCATACTTGATGGGATATCTTGCAGGGCTACCTCTTACAATGTCGGCAATTGCTAAGGATTTGACTCTATTTTCATCAGTTTCTGAAATTGATGATTTAAACGAAGCAATTTCTAATGGTGAATTTATATTATTTAACGATGAGGGGAAAGTTAAGGTAGCAAGAGGAGTTAATTCTTTAAAAACTCTTGGAGAAGGTATTTCAAATGATATGTCGTTCATTAATACTATTGAAAAAATGGACTTAATATTTTGCGACATTTATAGTACTTGGAATAAATACTATAAAGGAAGATATTCTAATGATCTAGATAATCAAATGATATTTATATCGGCTGTTAATGGATATTTTAAACTTGTAGCAATAGATAAGATATTGGATCCTAAATTTGATAATCGGGCTGTAATTGATATTACAGCTCAAAGAATAGCTAATTATTCTAAATTTGGAGAAGAAGTTGTAAAAGAGTGGACTGATACAAAAGCTATGGAAATGACTGTAGGAACAAAAATATTTTTAACAACATTAATTAAAATACCAGGAATTATGGAATCAATTTTGTTTCCAATATTTACTGTTTAGGAATAGGAAGGTGAAAAAATGGCAAAAACAAAGAAAACAGATTTTTTTAATGGTAATAGTGGGAATGTTTGGGTTCGAGGGGAGCAAGTCGGACAAATTATTAAAGGATCTATTAGTAAGCAAATAGAATATGAAGATGTTCCTTTAAGTACTGGAGGAAATGCAAGAGTAGAAGTAGGACACAAATTTTCTATTGCTATAACTTATAAGAAAATTGGTAGTGAAAATGTTAAAGCTTTTTCTAGTAGTGATGATATTGATGTTATTCTAGCTAATAAAAATATGAGTGGAGAAAAACAAAAAAGATTTAAAGCTATTGGAGTAACTTTTGATGAAGAAACTTTAATTGATTTTGAAAAAAGAAAAGTTCAAGAAGTTGAATTAAAAGGTGAATGTGAAGATGTTCAAGAATTACAATAATTAATTTAAAGGGGATCATGTATCCCCTTTAACAAAAGGAGAAAGAAATGGAAATGAAAGATTTTTTAGTTAAAGTTAAAGAAAATGAAGCAAAAAAATTAAAGTTAATTCAAATTGATATTAAAAATTATGGATATCTAGAATTTATGAAACCTAAAACAGAAGACTTATTTAAATATTTGGAAATAGTAGCTAATAGCAATGAAATAATTGATGGTAAAGATATAGAAGAACCAAAAGATGGGAAAACAGAAGAGCCAAAAGATAAAAATAAAGAAAAAGAAGCACAAAAAATTGATATTAAAAATTTGTCTCATGTCATTAAGGCATCAAGCGAGCTTATGTATAATTGTTCAAGCTTTTTAAAATCAAAAGAACTTAGAAACATATATCCTGGAATTCATAATTTTGATATTCCAACTGAAATTTTTGGGTGGGATCAAGTTATAGATATAGCTTCACAAATTATGGAAAAGTTTGGTGGCAGTAAAGAAATAAGCAAAACTAAAAAAATATTAGATGATGAAATAAAAAACTAATTAGAGATGATGAAAAACCAGGTAAATTATATTGGGTAGCTCATTATCTGCAAAAAGGATTTACATTAGGATATCTTTTAAATCTTAAATTTGAAGAGAAATTATTTTTCAAAGAATCTCTAGAAGTAATTAAAGAAGAAGAAGTTAATTATGACTATAAAAAAATGAATGATCTTTTAACGGCTCTAGGAGGTGAAAGATGAGTAGTAAAGTAATCAATACAATACTAAAGTTACAAGATAGAATGTCCAAACCAATGGAAGCTGCAGCTGGTAAAATAAAAAAAGCTAAAGAACAAGTAACCTTAGCTAAGAAAGCAGTTGAAAAACTTCAAATAGTATCTGTTAAGCACCAAGAAACAATAAACAATGCAAAAATGAAAATTAGAGAATTACAAAAAACTTATGGAAAAAATTCTCTTGAAGTTAAAAAGGCAAGAATAGCATTAAAAAAATATAAGTTGGAATCGCAAGAAACTAATTTAAAACTAAAAACTTCAAAAGAAAAGTTGAATAAATTATCATTTGCTTTTAAAAAAAATTCACTTGCTGTAAAAGCAGCCAGAGAAAAAATAAAAAATATGGGAACAACAATAAATAATTCTATTACTAAAACTATAAAAAAAGCAGTTAAAACAATAGCAACATTGGCAACAGCTATAGGAACATTAGGAGTTGTAACAGGTTTTAAAGAAGCCTTTAATTTAGAAGGCTATAAATTACAACTTGAAACAGCAACTAAAAGTACAGAAAAAGCTGGAAAATTAATGGCTAATGCAATTAAATTTGCAAATAATACTCCATTTGAAACAGGAGAGGTAGTTGAAGCTACAGCAAAAATGGAAAGTCAGGGAATGTCCTCAATTAAATGGCTTGTTGACGTGGCTGATATGGCAGGGGCTACAAATAAATCAATAGATCAAGCAACTGAAGCAATGGTAGATGCAACAATGGGACAATTTGAAAGACTAACACAGTTTGGAATAAAAAAAGAAATGATAATGGCTAAAGCAGCTAAAGAGTGTGGAGAAGGTATTGTTTTTAATAAAAAAGGCCAAGTTTTAGATAGAGCTAAATTAGAAGATGTTTTACAAAAACTTTTAAGAGAAAAATTTGAGGGTGGGGCTGCTAAACAAGCTTCATCTGTAAAAGGTTTATGGTCAACTATTATGGGAGTAACTAAATTCTCACTAGCTAAAATTATTGGAATGCAAATAGATGGGACAGCTAGACAAGGAAGTTTATATGATAAGTTAAGAATCCAATTAAAAAAAGTTGTGGAAGTCTTAAATAAATGGCTTGAAGATGGAACTATTGACAAAATAGCGACTCAAGTTACTAATGCAGTTAATAGTATGATTAGCAGTATAAAAGGTGTTGTGGACTGGGTTATCAAATATCAGGATGAAATAACCTTTCTGTTAGCAGAAGTTGGAACTATCTATACAATTGTTAAAGCATATAAAGCATGGAAGGCTACTGTAATAGCTCTAAAAGAAGCTCAGCTAATGTTAAACCTAGCTATGGAAGCAAATCCATTTGGACTTATAGTTTTAGGTATTACTTTGGCAATTCCTTTAGTAATTGCTCTATATAAAAAATTTGAATGGTTTAGAAACCTAATTAATGGAATTTGGAAAATTATAAAAATGGCTGTAAAAGGAACTTGTGAAATACTGAAAGCTTTATTCAATCCATTTAAAGCAATTGGAAAAATTATAGATAAAATAAAAGGAATTGGGAATACAGAAATAAAAGTATCAGAAAAAAAATCTATTATAACCAAAGATGAAAGCAATAAAATACAAAAAGAAATTTCTGATAAAAATAATATTGTAAAGACTAAACATATTGAAGAAAAAGAAGTTACAAAGCTAAAAAAAATAAAAATGCAAGATAAAGTTATTCCTTCTATCTCTAATTCAAAAAATCAAGTTTCTAATTCATCAAAAAATATTAACATAACTATTAATATGAATGGAGATTTTTACGGTTGGGAAGACTTTAAGGAAAAAGTATCAAAAGCAGTTGTGGAAGCATTTGAAAGTAATGCTCCAAACGTAGTGGGGGTGAAATAGGAAATGGAAATATGGTTGTCAACAAATAATTCAAGGGATATTTTACGGATCCCTTATATCCCACCTGATATAAATATCTCAGACGGATTAGACAAAATAAGTTTTGAGAATATAAAAGGTCAAGTGTTAGATATTACAGGCAATAGTTCAAAAAGAAAAGTTACTATCAATAGTTTTTTTCCTTCAAAATATTATAGTTTTTTACCTGGAAATGTATTTTTATCTCCGCTTTGTTTAGAGTTTTTCAAAAGAAATAGATATAAAGTTTTAAGAATAGTTATAACGGGATTAACCGTTGTACAAATTAATATGGAATGCAAAATTGATACTTTTAAATTTTTTTCAAAAAGAAATAAGGATGTCGGATATTCATTAGTAATGACTGAATACTTTAATCCTAAAAAAATGAGGTAGTAGATATGGATATAATTTTGATTCAAGATGAAAAACAAATTAATATTACTAATTTTTGTGGAAATGTTACTTTAGGAACTTCAATTGATAGTTTAGGAGCTAATTTTAAATTTGATGTTGCAAGAAATATAACTGATAAAAATTTTGATATTGTTGAAACTATTACACCAGGGGATTTAATAAATTTTGAAAATATATTCTTTGGAATTATAGTTAAAAAAGAAACTGAAAATCATGGAATAAAGATAAGTTGTTTAGATTTTTATTTTTATCTAAATAAAAACAAAATAATAATTCAGTTTAAAAATTTTCCTGCTTCAGAGTGCATAAAACAGTTACTAAAAAAAGTAGGATTAGAAACTAATGATTGGGCAGCTTTAAATACTTCTATAACAAAAATATATAAAGATAAAACCTTAGCTTATATTATAAATGATATTTTAGTTAAAGTTGAACAAGAATTATCTGAAAAGTATTTTTTAGAATTAGAAGGTCAAAAGTTTAATTTAATAAAATATAAAAAAATTAAAGTAAAACCTTTATATAATGAATTTCTTAATTATTCTAAAGAAGAAAATATTGTAGAACTAAGAAATTCAGTTATAGTCACATCTAATAATGAAGATAATATTGAAACAATTGCAAAATTAGAAAATAAAAATTCACAAAAAAAATATGGTAAATTGCAAGAAATTATTCAAATAGATCCTGCTGACGTTTCAAAAGCTAGGAATATAGCATCAAATACTTTAAAAAAATTAAATAAAATTCATGGAGAAGTATCTATATCAGTATTCGGAAGTCACGAAATCAGAAGTGGGAGAATTATAGAAATGGATAATGAAGAATTTCTAATAAAATCATGTACTCATAAATATTTAAAAAATCAAGATATAGCAGATTTAAAATTGGAGAAAATATGAAAGACAATCAAATAAAAATGACAAAAATATTCAAGGAACGAGAAAATATAAGTCAAGATTTTCCAATAGTTGGGAAAGTAATTTCTCCACCACCAGGGCTAAGAATAACTATTTCAGGTGGGATAATAACATTAGAACCTAATCAACTTTATATAAATTATAGATTAATGAATGATTATACTCGAGCTTATAAATTAAGCGGATCCTTAGATAAAATTGATATAAATACAACTACTAGCAACCAAATTGCAGCTAATCATGCTCATAAGCATTCTAAGATAAGCGGTTCAGGAACTTATGAAGCCAGTGGAACGTTTATTAATACTGATACACTAAAAAATGGTGATTTAGTAAAATTATCACCAACATATGGTCAAAAATATTTTATTGATTATAAAATAGTGAAATTAGGAGGTGAAGAATGAGTATTCTACCGAATATAAAAGTTGGAAAAATTCAAGAAGAAAAAAATATCGATATTAACAAGAAATATAAAGATATCCTTTGGGATGTTAAAGAAAATAAAATTGTAATTAAAGACGGAAAGAATATTATTACTAATAAAGTTCAACAGGTCAAGCAATGGTTACTTATTTTAATTAAAACTGAAACAGAAAAATATAATGTTTACAAAGGAACAGAATTTGGAATGACAAATTTATATAATTTGATAGGGCATCAATTTATAACTTCACCTTTTATTATTTCTGAATTAAAAAGAGAATTAATAGAGAAATGCTCTCTTAATGAAAATATAGAATCAGTAGAAAATATAGATATAACTAATAATTTTAATGAATTAAAAATAAATATGACTGTAAAAATAGATAATGAAGAAGTAGAAAGTGAGGTGATCTTTTAGTGGAATATAAAGCTCAAACAACTGAAGAAGTCCATGAAGAAATGCTAAGTACAATATCAGGTGATTATTTAAAAATACCAGGAACTTTTACCTATGATTTAACTAAATCGCAAGCAATAGAAGATGCTAAATTGCAAGAAAAAATAAAAGAAGTTTATAACAAATTAGATATTTATAACTTGGATGGTTCAGAATTATCAAAATATACTTTTCAAAGAAGAGGAGTCAAAAGAAAAAAAGCAGTAAATGCTTTAGGAACTTTAACAATTACAGGAACAGCAGCTATAAAAATAGGAGATATTTTTGAAACTGAAAATGGAGCTAGATTTGAAAGTATTGAAAACAAGGAAATAATAAATGCTGGAGAAATAAATATAAAATCAGTTACTCCAGGAACTATTGAAAATGTAGGAGCTAATTCAATAACTTTAATCCCTATTTCAATACCTGGTATAACTTCTATTACAAATACTAAACAAACTCATGATGGATATGATGAAGAAACAGATGATTCTTTAAGGGAAAGATATCTTATTGAAGTCCAGAAACCAGCTACTTCAGGAAATATATATCATTATTTGCAGTGGGCAAGAGAAGTTGAAGGGGTTGGAGATGCAAGAGTTTTCCCTCTTTGGAATGGGAATAATACTGTAAAAGTATTAATAATAGATGATAATAAAGTTCCAGGAACTGAAGAATTAAAAAGTAAAGTTCAAAATTATATAGATCCTAATATTGAGGGTGCCGGGGCAGGGCAAGCTCCAATAGGTGCCTATTGTACTGTAGAAAATGCAATAGCTAAAGAAGTTAATATAACTTTAAGTTTAATATTAGAAAACACTGATATTTCACAAATTAAACCACAAATAGAAAAAACTATTAAAAATTATTTAAAATCAATTGCTTTTCAAAAAGATTATGTTTCTTATGCTTTACTTTCAAGTTTTATTTTATCTGTTCCAGGAGTTTCTGATTGGGAAGTTTTTAAAATAAATGGAGAAATGGGGAATATTTCAATTCTAGAAAATGAAGTTGCAGTTTTGGGAAGTGTGGTTATTAATGAATAATTACAATACTTTAAAAAATAATATACATAAAATGTTTAGAAAAGATGAATATATAAAAGAAATTTTTTTAAGTGCAGGAAATAAATTAGATATTTTAAATGAAAAAGTGGATCAATTAGATAGAGAAAGAAATTTTGATACAATGTCATTATTTGGAATAGCTACAATGGAAAATGAATTAGCATATAAAACTCAAGCTATTAATATTGAAGACAAAAGAGAAGAAATATCAGGTAGATGGAAAATAGCAGGTAAATGTGATTTAGATTTACTTCAAAAAATAGCTAATTCATGGAGAAATGGAAATGTTACAGTATGTTTTACAGATGCAGTGATAAATATTATATTTGTCTCAATAGTTGGGATTCCTTATAATCTTGAAACTTTAAAATTTGCAATTGAAGAAGCTAAGCCAGCACATTTACCTATTAAATTTAGAATAATCTATAGAACATGGGGAATGTTGAAAGAATCAAAAAAAACATGGGAACATTGTTATAAATTTACATGGAAAGAATTAAAAGAAAAGGAGGGTGTTTAATGGGAGTACTTACAAAATATTATGGATTTTTAAAGGCTGGATGGAAGGAATATGTTGATGTTGAAAAAAATATTAACAATAACTTTGATTCAATAGATAATTTGTTACATACTCAATCAGATAAAATAGATGAAAAAGAACCTAAAATTGATAAGAAATCAGGCTTTAATCTAGAAATAACAGATAGAAATGATTTAGATGATTCTAATACAGCAATATCAGCAAAAGCTTTAAAAGAAGTAAATGACGAGGTTGTAAAGAAAGCAAATTCAACTACATTAGGAAGAGTTAAAATAGGTAAAAATTTAGTAATTAAAAGTGATGGAACTTTAGAAGGAAAAAATCCTTATTCTTTAATAAAAGCAACAACTTCTGTTATTGGTGGAATTAAAATAGGTAAAAACTTAGTAATTAAAAGTGATGGAACTTTATAAGGGAAGGATTCTATCCCACCAATAGGAAGTTGTATTTTATTAGATGTTCCTACTAATCCAGCTCAATTATATCTTAATACAACTTGGAAAAAGATAGAAGGAAAATACATCAAAACGGCAACTGGTAGTACATCTAGCCAAACTGGTGGAAGTAATACTAAAACTTTATCTGTTTCTAATATGCCAAAACATAAGCATACAGCTAGTCAGTCAGCTCACACACATAGCAAAGGAACTATGGATATAAAGGGTCGATTGACAGGTGTAGAAGCCATTAATGGAAGTGGGATTAGCGGTAATGGTGCATTTAGTGTAAGCAAAAGTAATAGAAACGGAAATGGTGGAGGTCCAGATTATGGATATACTGTTAATTTTAAAGCATCTAATAGTTGGTCTGGAGTAACTACTTCAGCCCGACCTAGCATTTCTATTGGTTATTCAGGTAGTGGAACACCATTTAACATAGAGCCAAGTTACATTACTTTACATTTATGGAGAAGATTAAGTTAAAATTAAAAGGAGATTACATTATGAAAATAAAAATACATGTATTGGATAAAGAAATAGCTAAACAAGGATATGCTTGCGTAAATGCAAGTTACAATATAGAAGAAACTGAAAGAAATAGTTTTATAGAAAAATTAAAAAAAGAAAACCCTTCAAAAATTATTTTTGAAGGAGATATTCCTAATTTTCTAACATATGATGAGAATTCTAATATGATAAGAGAAGCAACAGAAGAAGAAAAATTAAAAAGAGGAGATAGAGAACTAGCTACAAATGAAATATTAATAGAAGGTAAAATAGTGTCTTATGATATTTATTCACAAAAAATAGAAAATGAAAAAATAGTTAACAAAACAAGGCAAGATTTTATAAATGAAAAAAGTATAACTATAGAAAGTGAAATAGAAAAATCTAGGAATGATAGAAAAATAATATTTAATGCAATGGATAAATATGATAAATCTGTACTAAGAGGAGATGTAGCTGAAAAAGAAAAAGAAAAAATAGAAAGAGATGATTTTAGAAAAAAATGGTTAGATATCCCAGAAATCTATAAAACATTAGATATTAGTATAGAAAATTTATATCCAAATATTCCAGAAAAAATCAGATATTTCATTAACTAGTGAATACAAGAGCATTGCTTTTAAAAGCTTTATAGCGCTAAATTAAAGACTATAACAAATAATTTTTTAAACTAAAAAGAGGTGGAATGATGAGTTATAGATTTTCAAGAAGAAGTAAGAGAAATATGAGAGGATTGCATCCAGATGTGATTTTATTTTTAAATGAATTAATAAAAATATCAAGATATGATTTTATAGTCACATGTGGAACAAGAACAGCAAAATATCAAAATAAACTTTATCAAAAAGGAAGAACTCTTCCTGGGAAAAAAGTTACAAATTGTGACGGCTACAGATTCAAGTCAAAACATCAAATAAAAAAAGATGGATATGGATATGCAGCTGATATTGTAATATTAATTAATAGGAGAATAAATTGGGATATTCATTTATCCAAAGAATTAGTAGATAAGCAAGTCAGAGCTTTAATGAAGAAACGTAATATAGAGTGGGGTGGAGATTGGAAAAGCTTTAAAGATTACCCACACTTTCAAAAAAGAAGTTAAAGGAGGAAGAGATGATCCCATTAATAGATAACATTTTAAATATGGCAAATAAATTTATTCCTGATAAAAATGCAAAACTAGAATTTGAAAAAGAAATGAAAAAGTTAGAAATAGAAAGTTTAAAAGGAAAAGGAGATTATATAGAGAAAATCAATAAGACAATCCCATTTGTACTTCCTTGTTTCTTGTTAGCTTTACTGTTCATGTTTTTTTTAGTTTTTTTAAGTGATTTTTTCTTTAGTGTTCTAGGAAAAGAAGCACCAATTATACCTATTGATGATCGTTTAATTGAATTTTGCAAGTGGTTCGTGGCTTTCCTTTTCAGTAAGAAAACAATTTCAAAATTTTCTAAAAAATAAGGGGGATCTATGAACTTACAGTATATAAAATTTGGATTTACAATTTTTATAAGTATACTATCTTCTTTAATAGGCTATCACAAATATATAATGCAAGAAGTTAATAAGAAAGCTACAAAAAAAGAATTAAGTGAAATATCTTGTGAATTAGAAAAGAAAGTAGATAAAATTCTTTATGAAAAAGAAATAGAGTTTTTAAAGAATCAGAGAAGAGATGATAATAATATTTTATTTAATAAAATGAATTCAATAGAATCTCAACTGAAGGATCTAAATCAAAATATTTTAGAAATATTTAAGCATGATAAATACTAA